CAACAACCTGTCGGGCTCGGTCGCCTCGACGGCCAACGCCAACCCCGGTGCCACCGCAGCGGCCCCGGCGGCGAACGCCATCGATGCCCGCGTGTCGTTCATCACGACGTACGGCAACGCCACCACCCGAGAGCGTCGGCGCAACTTCAAGATCACCGGCGCGACCTTCTCCTGATCGACCCACCGTCAGGGGAAAGCGAAGGCAGTCCGCCCACCGGCCGTGGGCGGGCTGCCTTACCAACGAGGATGGTGGCCATGGGTACCGAGAAGTTCAACTACATCCAGCCGTCGGTGGCGAACGGCGACGCTGTCGTCCTCCAGCACGCCATGACCGGAGACCTGGTCGGTGGCAAGGCCAACTCGCCGCAGGGCAACACCAACGACGGCGGCACGATCGCACCGGCCGGGCTGTTCTCGACGGCGCCGTACCTGCCCGATGGCAAGCACCCGCCGAAGGCTCGCCTCCAGGGGCGAGAGAAGAAGTGCAAGGCGCTCGACGACACCTGCATGGGTTGGGCCAACGCGTCCGGCTACTGCCCGCCGCACGCCAAGAAGCTGGCCGAGAACCCGTGGGCGGCTGAGTAGTGGACGTCGGCTCGCTGAAGACGTACGTCCGCAACCACCTGGAGATGGACGACGAGGAACTTCCCGACGCCCTGCTCAACGTCTACTTCCAAGACGCCTTCGACCGCACGATGGCGTACGACAACCGCTGGCCCCGCTACGAGAAGACGTGGGAACTGTCCCAGGTCTCCGGCAACACCAGCATCACGCTCGACCCGGAGATCAACCGGCCGTCGATCATGACCGTCCTGTCGGCGCCCGACGGCTACCGGCTGGTGATGATCAGCCCGGAGAACGCTGAGCAGATCTACTTCAACGGGAACGTCACGGTGATGACCGGGGCGCCCGTCTACTACTCGCTGTGGCAGGACCAGATGCAGCTGTGGCCACAGCCCGAAGAATCGTCCCTGCCCTACGGCGTGACGGTGCGGGCCTACCGCCAGCCGGTGTGGGACAACGTCTCGTCGTCGGTGCCCGATCTCGACGAGCGGCTGCACATCACGCTCGCCTACTACGCCATGGGCCTCGTCTACGCCCAGCAGGAGGACGAGATCCTCGAAGGCGTGTACATGGCCCGCTGGCAGCGCGACCTGTCCCAGCAGATGAAGACGATCCTCGAAGCGCCACATCATCGCCCGCTCGTGATGAACGGTGGCGCCTCGGTCGGGGCCTTCCCCTCCTACGTGATCAACCCCCCGACGTAGGCCATGGTTAACCGCCTCGAACCCATCAACTTGGTCAGCTTTGTCGGGGGCTTGAACCTGCGTCGCAACCAGTTCGAGTTGGCGGACAACGAGAGCCCCGACATGTTGAACGTCGACGTCGATCCCCGTGGTGGCTTCTACACCCGGCGTGGTTGGCAGCGCTGGAACGACAGCGACATCGTCGACCTGACCACCGACACGTGGGAGCCGCGCAACATCTGGTCGCACACCCGCTCCGACGGCAACCAGAAGACGTACGTCATGAACGACGGTGTCATCTGGCGGGCCGGCAGCGATGGCGTCTTCACGGTGGTGCCGACGATCACCGCCGAAGCCACGCCACACCTCGCTGACATGACGGCGTGGGGCGACGATTGCTACGTCGCTGGCGGGATGCTCAACAAGAACTACCGCATCGATTCGGCCGGGGCCGTGACGGTGCTGGCCGAAGCGACGTTCTCCGAGGTGGATGCCCCCACCTCGAACACGATGCCGGCTTCTGAGTTCGTCACTACCCACGCTGGCTACGTCTTCATCGCCGTCACCAACGAGGTGGACGGCGACCACTTCGGGCGGGTGCGTTGGTCGCATCCCGGCAAGCCTGACGCCTTCGCAGCGGACGACTTCTTGGACATCGAGATCGGTGGCGGGCGGATCACCGGGATCATGTCGTTCGACGACCACCTGCTGATCTTCAAGTCCTCGACGATGTGGGCGCTCTACGGCTACAGCCTCGACACCTGGCAACTCGTGCAGGTGTCGACCAAGGTGGGCTGTCCCACCATCACGGCGATGACGCGCTCGGAGACAACGGCGTTCTTCTACTCGGCGTCCGACCGTGGAGGGATCTACGCCTACCAAGGCGGTCACGTCGTGTACTTGTCGGAGGCGCTGTCCCCGGCGTTCGAGGAAACGTTCGTCTTCGACAACGTGTTCGTCTCGTTCGCTGCCCGCAAGCTGTGGGTCTCGGTGCCATGGCTGAAGGACTCCGGGACGATGGAGCAGCCGACCACCACGTTCGTCTACGACGCCAACGTGGGCACCGGGGCGTGGACGATGTATCGCTCCAACTTCGGGGCGCTCGGCCTCGTCACCGACAACAGCGACATCACGTCGAAGTTCCCGCTCGCTCTGTTCTGGTCTGAGGTCACCGCCTGCGTGGTGCAGCTGGAGTACATCGACGACGCCTACGACGTGATCACCGATCCCTACGTGCTGGGCACCGAGAACTCGATCCCTGACAACCCCGATGCTCCCTACATCGTCACGGGGGCCGACGATGAGATCCTCGTCAGCGGGGACGTCTTCGTGGGGTCCCCGTTCGACAGCTACTACCGCACCAAGTGGATCCACGGTGGCTGGCCGGACCGCAAGAAGTCGTGGCGCCGGCCCACCTTCGTGTGCCGTCAGGTGCTGCGCGACACCGACCTGATCGTCGAGACGTTCCGGGACTACGACGAGACGAACGTCCATCGCTCGCGCACCCTGAAGGTGCGCACCCGTGGCGGCGCCTTCTGGACTGAGGGCGGCTACGACGATGCCACCGGCGACGGCTTCGACTGGACACCCGGGGGCCTCGCTGACCCCACCGGTCGAGGCGCCGACTGGGGCGCCCTCACCCAAGGATCACAGCTGGTGCGGGCCGGGTCGCAGGGCCTGGCGCGTGCCATCCAGATGAAGGTGCGGGCTTCGCCAACCACGCTCCGCCAGAAGTGGGGCGTCGATGGCATCGTCGCCAAGATCGTCATGCGGAGGTTCCGATAGATGACACTCGACCTGCAATACGACCTGATCAACTACACGCCTGCTGACTCCACCCCGGTCGAAGCCAACTTCAACCGCACCCAGCAGTACATCAACACTGAGTTGATCAACCGTGCCGGCAGCGTCGCCATGACGGCGCAGCTGCAATTGGTCGGTGACCCAGTGGCGGCGCTTGACGCCGCCCCCAAGCAGTACGTCGATTCGTTCGTGCCGATCGCGGCGATCCTGATGTACGCCGGACCGACAGCACCGGCCGGAGGCAAGTGGGCGCTGTGCAACGGAGCCGAACTCGAACAGGCGGCGTACCCGATCCTGTTCGGCCGCATCGGTCAGACCTACGGCGGTACGGCCGGTCACTTCAACCTGCCGCAGCTGGCAGGGCGGTTCCCGCTGGGGGGCGGGGTGGACGCGCTGGCCGCCAACGGTGGCAGCCGTGATGCGATCGTCGCTCCCCACGTCCACACCGTCGACCACACGCACGCCGGAGCGCTGACCGGCGTCGAGTCGACGGCGCACTCCCACGGCGTCAGCATCCAGACCGGCGGGCAGTCCAACAGCCACTACCACGCCGAGCAACTCGGCACGATCATCGCTGACGGCGGCGACATCGAAGTCCGCTTCAACGATGGCTTCACCTTCCCGGTCCACCGCCTGGACACTTCGGTGCTGACGACCAACTGGGCTGCCCAAGACCACTCTCACGGCGTCAACGGGAACACCGGTGGCCAGAGCGTCAACCACACCCACGGCTACAACGTGCCCACGTTCAACGGGAACTCGGGACCTGCATCGGGGGCGGCGGCGAGCGTCACCAACGCCAACCTGCCGCCCTACCTCGTCATCAACTTCATCATCCGAATCGCCTAGCGAGGGCCAATGGCCGCTGACATCGCTGGCTACAACCAGCAAGCAAACGACGCCCAGTACCGCTACAACACCGACAAGGCGACCAACGCCTACGGCCGGTTCCTCAGCCAGCAGCGGGGGCAGCGCACGCTCGGGGACATGCAGACCAACTTCGGTCGCTCCCTGCCCGACTATCGAGCCGGCTTCGGTCAGCGCGGGCTGATGGGCGGCGGCATCCGCAGCGGGGCGATGCAGCGATCGATGGCCAACTACCTCGGTGACTACAGCCGGGACTACGGGCGGGCGCAGCAGGACACGGTCCAGGAAGCGCAGAACTACGACTTGCAGTCGTCGCAGATGGATGCGTACTTGAACAACAGCTTGGCCACGATCGAGCAGCAGAAGCAGAACGACATCGCCAACGCGGCCCTGGCGATCGAAGCGCTGCGTCCCTACCTCGGCAGCCTCGGAGGATCTCTCTAATGACCACTGGAACAGGACCGTCAGCAGCCACCCTGGCGACGCAGCGACTGGCCGCTCAGAAGCGGATGGCGGCGAACAACCAGGGTCCCGCTGACCAGGCCGAGGCGGCGGCGGCCAACGCCCTGCGGGCGGCGGGCCTGCCAGCAACCATGTCGACGCCTGCTGGGCAGGGCACGATCACCCAGTACCAGGTGCAGCGGATCAACGACCTGGCCAACAACCAGGTCGCCTCTCGCAACACGGGCTACGCGCCGGCGGTCCAGAAGAAGTCCACGGGCAGCACCAGCAGCAGCCGTGGCTACAGCGGTGGCGGGGGCGGTGGCGGCGGCGGGGGCGTTCCCAAGTTCACCCAGGCGCAGTTGGACTGGGCCGCGCAGCTGATGCAGGGTGGTCGCCCGGGCGCCCTCACCGCCAACACCCTGGACCTGCCGGACTACCAGGGCATGGCGCTGAGGGCGTTCGACCCTTCCCAGTGGAACACCGCTCGCACGGCGCTGGGTGAGGGCTACAACCAGGACATCGGCACCGCGCAGGGTGCGACGTCCAACATGCTCAATTACCTCAACACGAACTACCGCAACCCGTTCGCCCAGGGGCCGCAGACCACGATGGCCCAGGCGCCGGGCATGGACCAGCAGGCGATGGGTCGGTTGATGCAGGGCCAGGGCGTCAACGCCTACGAGAACCCGCAGTACCAGCAGACGCTGAACGAGGGGCGCCAGTCCGATGCCGGTCTCAGCAGCCTGTTCGCCGCGCTGGCCGGCAGCGAGGACGTCATGCAGCGGGGACGGGTCGGCAACGCCCAGCAGTACGGAACTCAGGCCACGGACGCCATCACCGCTGCCAAGCGGGCCGGGGACCTGGGCTTGAACCTCGGTCAAGGTCAGGCGCAATCGCAGTGGCAGACGGCCGCTGACCAGCGGGCCTACCAGGACTACCAGATGCAGCAGCAGATCGCCCAGCAAGAGGCGCAGTCCAACTGGGAACGGCAGAACCAGGTCCAGGACACCAACTCGACGAACACGAATAGCTACAACAACTCGGTCCTCCAGTCCCTGCTCGGGTTGCTGCCGCAACTCCAGTCCAACCCGAGCCTGGCCCTGCCGACCCTCCAAAGCTTGGGGCTCGCCTGATGCCAACGAAGAAGAAGGCCAACATCGGGGATCTCGATCCCGGTAGCGACGAGTGGATGGCGGCGTACAACGCGCTCAGCCCCACCGACCAGGCGGCGGTGTTCAACCAGCAGGCCAACGCACCAGCCTTCGACTTCCAGCAGGCGGTGACCGACGCCCCCGATCCGCTGGGCTGGGGTCAGATCGCCGGCACCGACCCGGAAGGCTGGGGTCAGTTCGGCACCGTCAGCCCGGTCGGTGGTGGCACCGGCTACGCCACGCCGGGAGGCTTCGGTGACATCGGCCTCGACCCGGCGTACCAGCAGCTGTTGCAGGCTGGTGGCGGCGTCAACATCCCGTCGCTGACGTCGGCCGGGAAGCTGGAGCCCTACGACATCGGCCAGGAGGCGTCCCGCGTCAACTTGATGCAGGACAACGCATCGTCGATCGCTGACATCATCCTGTCGAGCCTGGCCGGTCCCGGCGCCCTCGACCCGGCATCGTTCGCGCCGGTCGTGACCGAGCCCACCGAGCGCATCAGCACGCCCGGTCTGACGCAACTCGATCGCTACGCCCAGGGCACCGGCTACAAGGCGTACGTCGCCAAGAAGATCCGTGACGAAGGAGCCACTGACGACGAGGCGCTGGCCGACCTGTACAACTTCATCTCGGCGCCCGACGATCCGTCGATCCCGCCCGAGGCGAAGGCGGCTCGCCAGGAGATCATTGACTCGCTGCCTTCGGCGTTCAACACCGGAGGCGGCCAGGTCCAGTTGCCGTCGGGCAACGGCAAGTCGGGACCTGCTCGCACGTCGCAGGACACGCGCTCGCTGTTCGACGAGTCGAACATCAGCAAGTGGGCCAACGATCTCTACTTCAAGGTCGCTGACGACCAGGCCAACGTCGACGTCGGCTACCAGGACCCGAAGACCGGCTTCTGGTACAAGGACTCGCCCACCGAAGAGGACAGCCCGGCGGCCGCCAAGTTCAAGAACCTCGGGCTGCCCACGCCGTTCGCTCAGTACAACGACCCGCAGTACCTCCAGATGGCCTACGACGCGGCGGCCCCCAACCTGGACGCCTCGATGCAGGCCCGCGAGCAGAACATCGGACAGACCCAGGCCGACCAGGACCGCATCGGTCAGGAGTCGCGTGGCCCGATCGATCGCAACATCAACGTCCAGAAGTTGCTGAGCCAGAACGGTGGGATGCGCTCGGTGCCGAACGCCCCGCCGCAGCCAGCGGTCCCTCCTGTCGTGCCCGGTCGCACTCAGGGCGCCACCCTCAGCTTCGGCCAGGGTGTCGGGCAGCCCGACATCGTTGGGTCCCAGCCGCCACGCGGTCTCTCGCCAATCGAGCAGCGCGCTGGCGGTGCTCAGATGATGCCGCTCCAGGGGTTCCAGAACCCGCAGGGCGGCTTCGACTTCAATCCTGATGAGAGCGCGACCAAGCGGGCGCTGGCCAACGCCGCGCTCAACTTCAACTTCGGCATGGGTGGCGGCAAGCGACCCACCAAGCCCGTCGCGCTCAACCAGAACGTCGGCAAGCAGTCGCAGAAGGCCGCTGACACGGCACGCCGGGCGTACGCCGATGCCAACACGAAGCGCTACCAGGCGTCGCAGGCATCGACGCCGGACCTGGCCGCTGCCGTGCGGGCGCTGGCCACCGCCAACGTGGCTGCTGATTCGGGTCGCAAGCCGTTCACGGACGCCGTCATGCAGCGGCTGCTCGGTCAGCGCGCCGTCGGCGTCAGGGGGTTGTAGTTGCCGACCCTGCTTCAGCAACTGGCGATGGCGCAGTCGCAAGGGACGATGCGCGCCCAGCCCAAGAAGCGGGTGGTCGTCTATTCGCCGGGACGGCCCGTGCCGACCCAGCAGCAGCAGCAGGCCCAACCTCAGGGACCTGCACAGCGTCCCGTCGGCCAGCGCCCTGCTCGGTCGCAGTCGCAGGCCCGTGGCGATGCGATCACCCAGGCTGAGCAAGCCTTCCTGAACAGCCCCGCCGCACAGAAGCAGCGGGAGCAGCAGGCGCAGAAGGAAGCGGAAGCGAACGCCCCCGACCAGCCCTGGTGGAAGGAGGGGCTGGGCATGGTGATCGGGAACCCGGTCGTCAAGAACGCGCTGATGCCGCTGAACCTGCTGGGCATCCCCCGCCGGGCCATCCAACTCGGGATCGAGTCGCTGGCCGAGCACACCAACCTGGGCGACCTGCCGGGCTGGGCCAAGGCTGCCGCGGTCGCCAACCCGCTGACGATGGTGGCGGGTGCAGCCAGCCTCGTCGACACCGATCGCACCGAGGCCGACAAGCGCTCGAACGCGTCGAAGGTCTTCGATCTCAACTCGGACTACGGGTTCGGACAGTTGATCAGCGATGACCTGCCGGGACCGGTCGGGGGGCTCGCTGGGTTGTACGGCGACGTCGCCATGGACCCGCTCACCTACCTCACCGCGGGCGTTGGCAAGGCTGTCGAAGCGGGGCCGCTGGCCGGCAAGGAGTTGGCGCTGCATGGCGGCAAGGCCGAGCGACTGGCCGAACTGTCGAGGCTGGCCACGCGGCCGGTCGAAGAGATCCAGCAGTTGGCGCCCGACATCCAGCGGGCCGGAGCACGCGGCCTCGGTGCGGCGTCGCCCGAGCTACGTGAAGCGCTCGGGATCACGGCACCGAAGATGCGCTTCGCAGGCCAGGCGATCCCCGGCACCGAGCGCCTGGCCGCTCCGGTCACCGCCGCCACCGGGGCGCTGCGGGAGCAGATCGGCAAGATCCCGGCCATTGAGAAGCTGGCCCGTGGCCCGAAGGGGCTGGAGCAGGCGACCAACGTCCTCACCCGCTACGGCACCGAGACGGACGTGCCCCGGGCGCTGACCAGCGTCAAGCTGAACAACCTGATGCGGGTGGCGGCCGGTGAGACGAAGACCCGTGGCAACCGGCTGCTGTTCAACCTGGCCAAGAAGGACTTCAAGGGTCTCAGCACCGACGCCAAGCGCCAGGTGATGCGGGAGGCCGAGACGGCGCCGGAGCGCAACGCCGTCAACAACTTCTTCGGCAAGATCATGGACGTCTACCAAGAGGTAAGCGGCCACCAGGTCGCGCCGTACTTGAAGGACCCCGACCACTACGTCCCGCACATGATGGCGCCCGGGTTCCGCCGGATGCTGAAGGAGCAGCTGGACAAGGGCAACCCGGTCGCTGACGAGTTCATGCGCAAGGCCGGGTTCGTGCGTGAGGATCTGCTCGAAGGATCGGGCTACGTCGAGAAGGCCCGCCAGCTGCAACCCAACGTCGACCCGATCACGCTGGCTCGCTCGCCAGCGGAGATCCCGATCGGTGGGCAGAAGATCACGCTGAAGAGCGGGACGCTCGACGAGTTGAACGACCAGCTGCGCAAGGTCTTCCCCGGCTTCAAGGGCGACTTCTACGAGACCGACCCGATCCGCATCGGCCAGTCCTACATCGAGTCGCTGGCCCAGGGCGCCGGTGCTCGTGGTGCGTCAGGTGCGCTGGCTGACACCGGGTCGGAGTTGGTCGAGCGCATCGGTGGCACCGAGGGCCGCGGGCCGGCGTTGGGGCAGGCGCTCGACGAAGCCAACACCGCCCGCAACGCACAGCAGCCGATCATCGACACGATGAGCCAGCCGTTCCAGGCTGGCGACACCATCCCGCCGGTCGCTCCACCACCCGACGTGCCCACCGACGTGGCCGGCATCCACCTGCCCGACTTCTTCGACGAAGAGGTGAACAAGAAGGCGACCAAAGCGCAGCAGTCGTTCCTGCGCAACGAGGGCAAGGGCTGGACGAAGGACGTCACCAAGGACATCACCGAGACGCGGACGGCGGCGGCCAAGGATCTCGGCAACCTCCGCGACAACTGGTCCAAGGGGCTGACGGAGGATCTGAAGGGGGCCAAGACACAGATCAAGGCGCTCGATGGTCGCATCAAGACCTACGAGGATTCGTTGACGGCGATGGGTGCCCACCGTGCTCAGACCCACGACGAGTTGACCAAGTTCCTGGTCGGCATCCGCAAGGACATCGACGACCTGGCCGAAGAGATGGGCACCAAGAGCCGCTATTGGAAGGGCCGAGTCACCAAGGCCACGAAGGCGGCGAACGCCGAGATGGAGCAGCGGTACCAGCAGCTGCGACGGCTCGAAGCACGGGCGCAGAACGTGGCTGAGAAGGCGCCGGGCAAGCTGCGCTACGAGTTGAAGCAGCAGGTCGACAAGGCCACGCGCCCGGCCCGTGAGGCACAGGAGAAGATCGACGAGATCACGCGCCGGATCCCGGGGCGTCCCAGCGACGAGCGCCTGGCGTCGGCTGAAGAGTTGATGGCCAACCGCAAGATCGAGGTGACCGACCCGCACGCTGCGCTGAGCGACGAGTACCGCAACCTGTTGTCGAAGGAGCCCGGCACACGCACGGCCAGAGAGAACGCCCGCATCGGTGAGTTGCAGCAGCAGCTGCGCGAGCCCCGCCAGACGTCGGTGGCGTCCGAGTTCGACAAGGACACGCAACGGCTGAACGAAGTAATCGAGCAGATGGAGTCGGGCTCGGCGGACGAGGCGACGATGGCGGCGCTGCGTCGGGAGCGCACGGCCCTGCGGCGCCGGTTCCAACAGAACGGCAAGCACGCTGCTGAGAAGCGGGCACGCGACACGATGGCTGAGTACAAGGCGTGGGAGGACGCGGTCGGCAAGGCGACGGCGGGCGCACGCTCGGACCTGGCCGCCGCGCAGCGACGTCAGCAGCTGGCGATCGACAGCATCAACGAGCGGCTGGCTGTCGACGAAACGATCAAGGGCACGCAGCAGCGAGCCGACGCAGCCCGCAGCCGCTCCGACCAGTACCGCCAGCGCATCGACGCTCCGTTCGACCCAGGCCGGGACCTGGGCGGGCCGGTCGGTGCTGAGCGAGCCAAGGGCGTCGAGGCAGTGCAGCAGGTCTCGCGCCGCCAGGAGGTGGCCAAGGATCTCGAAGCCGAGGTGCTCGACACCACCCGCACTCAGCTACGCAAGACCGACGCCGACATGATGGAGGCGCGCGAGACGATGCTGCGTGACGCCCAGGAGCGTCAGCCCCTGCTGGCCAAGCGGGACGAAGCCGAGAAGTTGCTGAAGCAACTGCAAGATACGAAGACCGCGCTGAAGACGGGGGCGAAGGGCGGCGTCAAGTACAAGCCCGACGAGTTGATCGACACGCTCGACGAGATCCAGTCGGTCGCCCGAGCCAACCCGAACCTCGACGACGCGCAGCTGACGGCCACCGAGTCGGTGCTGCAAGCGCACCGTCAGCAGCTGGAGCGGGTGGCCAACAACGACCTGACCGCCAAGCAGGCGCAGGCGCTCATCGACAAGTCGTTCAAGAGCGGCAAGGACGGGCTCGCCCCCGTCATGCTCACCGTCCTCAACGACAACTGGGAGATGATGCACAAGGGGGTGCTGGGCAAGGGCGACGTGATCATGGACCGCGAACTGAAGCGGATGTTCACGAACCTCTACGCCATGGACAAGGAGCCGAAGTGGCTCGGCCGCACGTTCAACGCGCTGACCAACCTCTTCAAGACCTACGCCACGCTGACCCCCGGCTTCCACGTCCGCAACGCCTTGTCAGGCATCTTCATGAACACCGCCGATGGCGTGGCGTTGAAGGCGCAGTACGAGGGGGCGAAGTACTGGTCGCAGTACATGAAGCACGGCGAGGACGTGCTGAAGTCGTGGCCCGCCGATGTGCGTGAAGCCTTCAGCGCAGCGGCCGGGTCGGGTGCCGGCGGTCAGTTCACGGAGCCCAACAACTACGTGCGCGGCAACAAGATCTACAACGCCTTGGCCAACAACCGCTTCACCCGCTCGGGGATCTTGGGCAAGCGGGGCGGCGAGCGCGTCGAGGGTGCGCTGCGTCTCGGCATGGGCATCGACACGATCCGCAAGGGCGGCACCGTCGAGGATGCGCTGTCACGCATCACCCGCGTCCACTTCGACTACAGCCAGGTGTCCCGGCTCGACGAGCAGATGAAGCGGATCATCCCCTTCTGGACGTT